GCCACAGAGGGGTCCACAATAGCGACACGGTTATTAGCCGAGACATTTGCAAGATTCAGCGAGAGGTTAGCACGGGCAAAGTCAGCCACATTGATGACGTTGCTGGAACCAGTAGCGACATAACGATGCTTACCACCGTTAATCGAGTTGGTATTAGCAGCCGTCTGCTGAGACTGAAGACCAAGGATGGCTTCCTCAACATGCTCCATAATGGCCCGCTCCTGCTCGGGCACAAAGCGCGAGACAAGCTCGTTCATGTAGAACATATCCTGCTCAGCCTTCTTCGTCACGTATGTACCCGAAGAGAGGTACTCAGTGATCTGGAAGGTGAACTGACCAGTGTCGAGAGGACGGTACTTAACCGCTTCGTCTTCAGCGTAGTCATCAACGTACGCCTGACCAATCGACGGGATCTTAAACGTATCGCCGTCAGGGAACTCCTGAAGCCAGCGAACGTATGTCTGAGCCATAAGCTCATCACGCAGAATCTCCTTAAGCTCACGCGACCAAACTTCAGCGCGAGTAAGGAGAGAAACATTACCAGTTGTCATACCCGACATATCTGATTCTCCTTTATATTATGTTAAGAGTTGTAGAAACGATCCCCAAGTCTTTCCCGATCCTGAAGCATAGTGTTCTGGATCTTAGGGGAATAGTACAAACTCCGGTTCTCCTTACGTAGCTTCTGATAGTAATCGAAGTTACGGTCCTGAGAATAAGAGTTGAAGTTCTCACTACGAATTGTTGACTGGGTAGTAACACCAGTAGAAGTACTAGTCTTCTCACCCATCTTCTTAACTCCAATCAACTGAAAGAATGCTGTAGGGGATTCGGCTGCAATTTCCTTAAGCCTGTCAAGAGACATATTAAGCTCCAGACTCTTAGCCTTTAGGACATCCGCAGTCTTATCACCGTACTGCTTCTGCATCTCTTCTCCAACTACGGAGATATTCTGAGAGGCAGTCTTACTCTTTTCCTTCGCAGTAATCACTTTTTCTACAAGGGCTTCAAAGTCACTCGCGCTCTGAGTGGTGTTCTCAGTATTAGAGGAACTGGTTGTTACCGGAGGAGGCTGTTCTGTACCAGTCTCAGAACCCTTGCTCATCTGTTCAAGGAGGTTCTTAGCGTAGTCCTGCTTTGCAAGTTCTGCCCGAAGTTCGTCAAGCGTCTTAGTGATTTCACTAATGTGCTTATCTGCTTCAAGCTTCCCCTTAGCAAGGGCTTCGATATCCCTAAACTTCTTGCCATCTCCTACCAAATGATCTACAAAAGACTCTTTTGTCTGGGTCTGCTGCGTATCAGTTGTCGTGCCTTCCGTGGTCGCGGAACTAAAAATGTCGCTCATTTGTTATTTTACCTCTTGGTCTAGGTGTAAGATATTAATAATTTCTGTTAAAGCCCTGTTGTAACCATTGCGGTCTGCTTGCTTGTAAGCCCAACTAGGACTATCGTAATCATTAGCGATTACAATCTCTTTAATCTTGCTGTTGACAATCTGCTCAAGTTTATCTAGGACATTCTTAGCAGACTTAACTTCCTTCTTAAAACCTTCCTGTTCGTCTTTAGGAAGGTCCATAAACCAGATAGTCTTCATTAAATTCCTTCATCCATAGCGATTGCATTCTCCTCGTCAGCGATAAGCTGGACTTCCTGTGCAACCTTCTGTGTTTCATAATTCTCATAGATAGAGATGTTAGAAGCAAAGAGACTCTTCTCACCAAGCTCCTCAGCCATGATCCTAGCGAACTCCTTGCCGCTAAGGTGGGCAGCAACAGACGGATCAGAAGCCTTAAGCTGCCAAAGCTGGGAAAGGTTCTGTACTCTCTGCGCTCTCTCAGCAAAGTGCCTAGCACCCATCGGAATGATCTTACCGTTTGCTGTGATATCTTCCTTAGTAATTGTCTGGAAGATCGAGACAGAAAGTTCATCATCCATAACACGGATAACGTCAGAGGCATCCATGTTTCTTCTGCTTGCCTCAAGCATAGCATTCAGGATAGGCTCTACAAAGATACGCTCAAAGTGCTGTGTCTTATTCTGGAAGATCCGCGAGGCTGCATTCTGGAGGGAACTAATCTCGAATGCTGTCTTTTCACCCGGAGTTCTGATACCCATAGCTTCTCTCGGCGCACCAGCAAGTTGCTCCATCTTGTTCTCAATGACAGCAATCTGGTTATCTGCATTCAGTGCAGTTGGATCAGGGGCAAGGTAACCGACATCACCTTCATCTCCGAGATAGATTCTTGTTCCCGGCTGGAAGTCAAAGTCTTCAACGTCACCCTTAATCTTTAGGACAGGGAAAGCAATCTGGTCGAATACGTCAGCACGGAGGTTCTCAAGGTGATCCATTCTGTACTGGAGACCGACAAGGTTGTCTAGTGGTCCCATAGCATACAAGTTATCAGGACGCTCTCTCCAGCCAACGTGGAAGATAGGAGACCTACCCAGCCAAGAAGGATTAGGCTTATCAGAGAGAACATACGATCTATCAACAACCTTAATGATTCTATTCTTAAGCAGGGTATCCGTAAGCTTGTCGTAGATATCCCCGTAGAATGTCAGGATCTCAACATAGTCGGAGTTATAATACTCTCGGATAGAACCAAAGCCATCTACGACAAAGCCATCGTTCTTATGGAGATCCGAATCGGAGTAACCCTGAATGGCATTCCTTGTGCCAATCATTCTATCGAAGACCTTCTTCATGTAGTCTTTATTGGGGTCTTCCTCAATCATCTTTCTGGCTTCACCCATTGAAAGAAGAGAGCGAATAATCTTTGGTGTAGCCTTGAAATCAGAAGCAACAGGGTTGAAGACTAGATCATACGGCGAGATTCTAATTACTCTAGGACCAATGTACCCCGGAATAATCTCATTGTTCTCAAGCTCTGTATAATTAGCTTCCCAGTCTACTGTAGCAAAACAATTACCGTAGTCGATGTAATCGAGGACCAGCTTGGACATGACTACTTCAAAGTCAGACTGCTGTACCTTATTCTCCATATAAGCTTGGATAGTCTCACGCTTGATCTTAGCATTACTTGTCTTATCCGAAGCCATCCACTTCATCCACTTATTCTGTGGGAAGAGTGTAGCCATATAATTAGCGTGGAGGTTATCTCTAATCTGTGTCAGCTTAGGAACTGTCGTACTATTCTTCCAAGGGAGAGAACTATTGCTAGTCGATCTCGTATCCGTAGCAAAGAGATAGTTCCTGAGTTCCTTCCACTCCTCAAGCTTACCAACACGCTGCTGATTCCAGAGACGCCACTTATCAGAGATCTCCGTAGCGATGCTGTCGGGGCTGATAATCAGCTTCATGTCTAGAGTTGTACCAACCATTAGTGAGAAACCCCGCCAAATCTTTCAGAATAAATTATGTTATTATTCGATGATCTCTTGTGCATATTAGAAGACGGCCTAACAGCAATCTCAATACAGGAAGCAAGAGCATCTTTAATGTCATCGTGAGGTGGATTATTACTAATCAACTCCTCTTCCAGAAGCTGACAGTTACCACCCTTGTAATGGTATATACTCAGGTTATCATACCTTGGTTCAAGGACAGCAGCCATTCGCTCTTCCTTAGAACCAGAGTGCCTCGTAGGTTTATGCTCTTCGATCTTAAGCATAAGTCCATGAGGACGAATATAATTCTCTTTTAACTCTTGGACAATCGCAGCCTGAGCCGCTGTTACTTCTGCCCTAAGCTTCTTGAAATCCCACCGATTAAGGAGTTCAAAAATGTGACTGAAGTACTCAGAAATCTTATCTGTCCTGAATCGGTCGATATCCAGAACATAAACATTATTCTCAAAGTCTACGCCAATAACAACAATTGCGGTATAGTCTGCCCTTCGTCTTAGGCTGTACGCAAAGTCTACTGCCGCAAAAACATTCAACTTACGATCCCTATAATACCATGAACCATGTGTGTTTGTCAAGTGTTCTTTTTGATAGTACTGGAATTTATCGTAATCAATCGGTCGGTTATCAGGATCGTTAGGGTCGTTATAATACTGGGATCTGAACTGGGTCTTATCTAAGTACTGTGCTCTCTTCTTGGCTAGGATCTGGATATCAAAGCCAAATGCCTTACCATCGTGCCTTATCTGACGGGGCCAGAGGAACTCACCAGTACCATCACCAGCATTTTCTACAGCCCTTTCGAAGGTTTCATAGATCGGTTCTGCACCTATGATCTCTCCGGAATTATTGTAGATGTCTTCCTCCATACTGAGGAGTTCTGAATACAAATCCTTGGGGTGGTACCGGGTACCCACCACCCATTCTCTAGCATTAGCGCCCTCAATAGAAGACAAAAGAGAATACTGTGACTTAACTTTGTCTCTACCTTCTTGGGTATACGCATTTTCGTAGACTACAACGTCATCAAGGACAGCAATATCACAGTGCAAACCAGTAAGAGAAGTCGTTAGACCACCCGTAAAGATGCTGGGATCACGAACTGACTCAGCCTTTCTCTTAGGATGGTCAAGACTGATCTCAGTCATAGTCCATTTCTCTCTTTTACCCTCGTCATAGTGGACATAATCAGGCCAGTACCGCCTATGAATGTCCGAAGTAAAGATAGACTTAATAAAAGATAGCTGCTTCTGGGCTAGATTAGACGTAGCAGAGATATACAGCACTCTCAGAGTAGGGTCTCGCGTTAATTCCCAAGCAACTCGGTAGGCAATCATAGCTGACTTACCGTGATCTCTAGGAAGGAGAGTAAGCTGGTGTGTCTTAGCATCCTCACGGTTCCACCAACGGCAGAGTTCTTCGTGGACGGAGCCAAGGACACGCTGGGGAGCAACAAGTCTAATAAAAGTAATTAGATCCTGTTCAGCAGCCTCTCTGATGTCATCAAGGTTAGCCATGCTACTGTAGCTTCAAGCCAATTCTCTCAGCGTCATCCTTGAAAGTCTTACTCGTCTCGACTTCTTTACGGAGTTCAGCGTTGATTTCTTCCTTACTGGGTCTACCGCGCTTACCGCCTTTATCTAAGTACTCGTTATCAGCGAGGTACTTCATAGCTTGGAAGGAAAGCTTCTCATCCTCAGTAGCAGCCTTAATAATAGAGCGCATAGCCCTAGCCTTCAGCTTAAGATTAAGCTCTTTCCGCCACTGGTCTACATGCTTCCTAATAATAGGAGACTCTAGAACTCTCTCCCAGTGCTTAAACGAACCAAGGGTAGTCATAGCAAAGTCGTATTCGGTTACATCCTCCATATGAATATAAACCTTCTTCATGCTTTTATACAGAGTACCATCAGCACGATGATCGTCTTCTTTCAATGTCCAAGATGTCCCGAAGATTGGTCTTTCATCTGGGAGTGTAGTCTCGTAAAACAATCCCTTGGTCTGGAATGCGGCCATTATCTAGCACCTCTCATATCAGACTTAGGTCCAAGCTTCTTTCTAATACGGAGATGCTTAGGCTTAGTCCTACGCTTTCTAACAATCTTGACAAGCTGGTC